TGTTCACTGGGACAGGAACATTTAACAACGCAAATACAGGCTTCTATTTAGACTCAAGCGGTAAGTTCAGCCTTAAAGATAGTTTGTTCTTTAACCCCACCAACGAGAAGCTGACTGTCACTGGAAACATCACGGCTGACTCGATCACAGTAAACGATGATTTAGTGGTATTAGGTAACCTTGAAGCAACGACTGTATCGTCTGGTGGTATTACCCGTGCCATGTTATCTCAGGACGCACTTGATTCAATCTATGGCGCGTTAGCAACTTCGGTCGGCGGTAGTAACGGTGATTTTAAAACTGGATCAGGAAGCTTCACACGCGCCTCTGGTGGGTCGAAAGTGCTTGGTACATCTGGTGATCTTTTCGAGCATGGTACAGCAGACATCGATGTAGAATTTAGGTTTAATAACTTCTTCTACAGCACAACAAATGTAGCAGCCGGGTCAGGACGTCAATTTACACTCACTTATGAAGTATCAACCAACGGTAGTACCTATACGGACGCTAAAACTCAGGTTTTAGAAATGTCTCAGTACGACCTGTCGTCTTACTACGGGTATACCTATTATGTGTATCACCTCAACACAACAGACACCAAAACATTTACATCAGGAGCCAGCCAAGACGTAGCAGATGGTACTGATCTCTATATTAGAGTGTCAGTGAGTAGCGTAGGTTCGGTGTTCCAGGCTGCCGACGATATAAGTCAGCCTATGGTCTTTACGTTTGAAGCGAACGAGCTAGTAACAGGTGTGACGTCTACAGGCGGTAATGCCGACACGTTAGATAACTTAGACTCAACTAAGTTTTTACGCTCCGATATAGCTAACACAAACATCACGTTAAGCGGCTACTTGCGTGGCCCTGCTACGTTTACTATTGACCCTGCTGCTCATGGTAACGATACTGGGACGGTCGTTATTGCAGGAAACCTTCAAGTCGATGGAACAACTACAACTGTTGATAGTGATAACCTTGTTGTAAAAGATAAAAACATTACCCTAAATTATTCTACTGGAGACTCATCAGCGAATGCTAACGGTGCAGGAATAACCATTCAGGATGCGGTTAATTCCACAACTAACGCCACTATCTTATGGGACTCAACTAACGACAAGTTTGATTTCAGTCACAAGCTGACTACACCTAGTTTAGATGTGGGTGGCGCTATAGAATTTAACTCTTTATCTGGCACTGGCTCAGTATCTATCACTGACATACTAGATCAAGATAATATGTCTAGTAACAGCGCAACAGCTTTAGCAACTCAGCAATCCATCAAAGCCTATGTTCTTGCAAACATAAATTCAGGTTCTTTCTTGCCTCTATCGGGCGGGGCGATGACAGGCGCGATTACTAGCAATAGTAACTTTGAAACTTTAACTGACGTAAAAGCCAGAGTTTATTACAGCAAGGACACGAACAATAGTTATCTTAGTTTCCCATCTACAAGCCAAGCCGTATTAAATTCATCCACATCAACCCTGCTTGCTGTCGGTGGCGCTACAAAATTACAAGTAACGGCTACAGGTACAAACGTCTTTGCAGGGACGTTAAGCATGGGCGGTCAAGAGATTGTTAGTGCGGCAAGAAACCTAACCAATATTGGGACAATTAATAGCGGGTCTATCACAGCGGCAGGTATTGCGGCAGGGTCTGTTTCATCAACAGCGGGAAGCATAACTTCTTACGGTGCTTTATATGCAGGACAAGGAGGTGTTTATACTAATTCTGTAGAGAGAATCACTAACGCAGGTAATTTAACAAACATCGGCACTATCTCTAGTGGGGCTATAACAGCTACAACCTTTAACGCAACTGGCGCTGACACGACTCCGGGAGGAACGGCTTTTCAAAACACAATGCGAAGCACCTCTACAAGAGTTCTATATCTTGATGGAAATGGAGCAACTTCATTATGGCAAGGGTCTGGAAATACTCCTCATGCGGCTATTGATACAACCGGAACATACCAAGGTTTCTGGGCTAATAATGGCGCAGGTTGGCAAGAGCAAATGCGGATTTATCGCGGGTATGTAGATTTATTAAACCCGTTAAAGATGAACGGCACCACAGTAATTGATGCCAGTAGAAACCTTACAGCGGCACAAGGTAATTTCACAGGCACTCTTCAAGTAGGAGGCAGTGCGACAGATAATTCTTATGATAACGCGGGTTACAAATTGCTGTTTGGAGGCGGCACTAGTGATTCTCAAGCTAATTACTACATCGGTACTAACCTAGAGAATGTTGGTGGCAATTTCTCAAAACTAGATTTGAGGTGGCACACTGGCATCCGTATGGGCGCACAAGCAAGCTATGGTGGTATAAGGTTCTACACCACCGAAGATTTAACCAGTAAAATAATGTCTATTGGTGAAGGCTCCACAGCCGTAAGAATTTACACCAGTTTGCAAATGGGTAGCGGCGGCACTACTGTAATAGACGCTAGTAGGAATATCACAGCACCATCATTTAGCGGTGCTTCTTTCGGTGCGGCTAGTGGTTCGCCTAATTCTACTATCTGGGCTATTAGTAGAGACTCGTACCCTACTTACGGCATTTTTTACGTTCAAGGTTCTCCTGACAAAATACTTTACAAATGGAATGGCGCAACTAAATTTAATATAAATATGGAGACAGGTGCGCTAGATACTCCATCTACAATTACAGGAAGTGCATTTTATGGTGACGGCTCAAACCTAACAGGTGTCGGTAGCACAACAATTAACAGCAACGCTGATAACCGACTTATTACAGGTAGCGGAACAGCAAACACGTTAAACGCAGAGTCAGGGCTTACTTATGATGGCACTACTTTAAGCGGTAACGCCATTCAAATGTCTGGCAATATAAATGCGTCCCAAGTCGGTGCTAATAATGTTCTTGGAAATGTTTTCAAGATAGGCACTACCACAGTAATAAGCTCCAGTAGAATTTTCTACGCTTCAACTCGCATTGAAATAGATGGGGGCGGCTCTTGGGCTTACACGCGATTAACGAGTGGCGGTAGCGTTATGTGGGACATTGCCGCCAGTCCTGCCGTCAGCTCTAGTGCGTTGCAGTTTAGGCCGTCTGGTAACGATGCAAATGCAACGCTTATGTCTACCTCTGGCAACTGGACGATAAATGGCACTATTAATAGTCAGGCTATAACAGCCGCAGGAGCCATAACAAATACAAGCGGAAGTATCAACTCCTATGGAGCTTTATACGCAGGTCAAGGTGGCGTATACACTAACAACGTGGAAAGGATTACTAACGCGGGTAATCTAACAAACATCGGCACTATCTCTAGCGGTGCTATTACAGCTACAAGCGCATACGGTGGGGGTGGCGGAGACTTCATTAGCGTAACAACTCCTCCTTTAAGAATTGATGGCGGTACTGGCTATTGGAGAATTCCGCACGAATCAGGCAATGCCAATATTTCAGGTGTTTATAACTATGAAACTGGCAAAGATGTTTACTGGGGTGAGCCTTCCGATACTGGAACTTATTATTTTAGAGGAAGAAATGTAAGACTAGAAAGTAGCAACTTGATGGTGGGAACCACCACAGTAATAGATTCTAGTAGAAACCTAACGAACATCGGAACTATCTCTAGTGGAGCTATTACAAGTACAGGAACAATTACAGCAACAGGGGGCAACTCTACTAACTGGAACACAGCTTATGCCTATAGCCAAGTAGGGCATGTTCCGACAAATGGTTCAACTGTAACAACTTCAAACAGTGTCTGGGGAATAGTACAAAACACTGTCGCGGCTTACTACTCAGAATTTCATATAGCAAACAATAATAATGACAGACTTATAATAGGTTCAATTGGCTCAAGTTACTCAAACGCAGATTGGGCGGGGTCTCGTTATATTTACACTTCAGCGGGTGACTTGCGATTAAAGGCAGCAGTTGATTTAAAACTTTACTCAGGCGGAGCCTCTAACTCAGTAATATCTTTAACTGCTTCTGCTAACGGTAATGTAAGCGTTAATCGTGGAAGCCTGTTAATGGGTTCAACTACAGTCATAAACGCTAGTAGAAATATTACAGCGGCACAAGGTAATTTCACAGGTACTCTTCAAGCAGGAGGCGTTGCGACAGATAATGCTTATGATAACGCGGGTTACAAACTTTTGTTTGGGGGCGGTAATTCTGATGCTCTAGGAAACTATTACATTGGCACTAACTTAGAGAATGTTGGCGGCTTCTACTCAAAACTAGACTTGAGGTGGCACACTGGCATTCGCATGGGCGCACAAGCACAATATGGTGGTATAAGGTTCTACAACAATGAGGATTTAACCGCAAAAGTATTCTCTATCTGTGAAGGTTCTGGCGTTACTGACGTAAAGGTTTATAACAATTTACAAGTAGATGGGAATGTAAACGCATCGCAAGTCGGTGCTAATAATATTCTTGGAAGTGTTTATAAAATTGGCTCAACTACAATAATAGACTCTAGTAGAAACTTCACAGGGGCATCTGCTACTTTTGTCGGTGACTTAACCTCAAGTAAACCCAGTCATAATTATATGCGAGTTGAAAGTAGCGGTAGTGGCGAGGCAATGATTCGCTACAAAAACACTACTAATAACTACTGGTATATTGGTTTAAGAACTGCAAATGAAAATGGTATAACCACTACTGGATACCACATATATTCTGCGACCGCAGGGCAAACGGTAGGTGGTTGGAATGCTGATAGGAATTTTTATACTAGCCGTAATGCAACAATAGGTGGGACAGTGACAATATCTGGCTCTCATAGCAGTGCTATCGGTACGCCTAATATCAACTCCTATGGAGCATTGTCGGCAGGTACAGCTTACAACTACCACATGGTGTTTAGGCAAGCCAATGGAACTGTACGTGGTCAAATTACTAACAATGTTTATGGCACTCAATACGGTGGAGCGTCTGACTACAGATTAAAGGAAAACATACAGCCTTTATCTAGCGCAACAAGTCGAACCTTGGCTTTAAATCCCTGCACTTTTAATTGGATTGAAGATGCTGACAATACTGCAATACAGGGCTTTGTTGCTCACGAAGTAGCGGCAATTGTTCCAGAAGCTGTCGTTGGTGAAAAAGATGCTTTGGATGCAGACGGCAATCCTCATTACCAAACTATTGACCCATCAAAATTAATTCCTATATTGGTCAAAACAATCCAAGAACTTGAAGCAAGAATTACCGCGCTTGAAAGCGCATAACTTAACTATCTCTAAAGGAGATTCAACATGGCTATAACTAAAACCGAAGTACTACAAAGATGTGAAACATACCCCGCGCAAGATTCAACAGCGGCATCAAGCACCAACGAAGGTAATCCAACCTTGATGGTTGTGATGGAAATTACTTTTGATGACACTGGCGATGCGGAATTACCTGCTGTATCTAACCACGTTTCTCATCTGTCTCGTTACGATGCTGATGGCGAACCTACTGTCATTACTGGGCAAGCTCAAATTGTTCAAGATATATGTGCAGGAATTTGGGCTTAAATTAACAGGTAATACCTATATAATAGGTACAACAATAACCGTAAGGCCGATATCGGCAAAAGTAAAAAAGCTAGGAGTAATAACATGACTGAAGAAAACACGAATGATCAAGAGGAACAAACAATAACCATTAACGACACTGTATACCCGGTATCAGAGTTAAGTGATGAATCCAAAGAGCTGTTAAGTTTACACGAACAAGCGACTCAAATGGCTATTCAGGCAAAACGCCAAGCCACCATCCACGACCTTTCGATTGAAAATCTTGTTGCTAGGATTGGTAAGTCTGTTGAGGTTGTTGAAGCGGAAGTCGTTGACGAGTAATAACGAGGGCTGTGACATGAAACTTATCGTAAAAGGTTTCTTATTCTTTACTTTTTGTGGACTTTGTACAGCACAAGAAACAGAACCGATGGGAGGTGACAATGACTCTGAGAACATTCAAACAGGGTCATTGAACACATCCACCAACAACAGCACTGTTAGCTCAAACAATCAGAGTAAAGATGATTCAGTGACCAACACGTACAACGGGGCTGGTAGCTCTAGTAATATGCCTGTTGGTAGTGCTATTGCTCCGTCGTATATGAGTACTGGACCAGAAACCTGTCTGAGCGGTAGTGGTACGAGCATTCAAACAGGCTTAATCGGTTATACCAAAGGTAGTTACCAGAAGGATGACGACTGTAACCGCCGAAAAGACGCTATGCTTCTTTTTACGCAGGGCATGACGGTGGCCAGTATTGCCCGGATGTGTGACGACATCAAGGTTTGGAGGTCTTTGTTTGTTTCTGGAACACCTTGTCCCCTCATCTCGTCCGGTAAATTAATTGTTGGTAAACGTGCTTTTTTGTTAATGAAAACAAGACCGAGTCTTTACATACCTGACTACGGCGAAATAGCTGTAACACGAACAGCTACCTGGTCAAAGAAACCCCCTAAACCCCGCTACACCGATACCCAAAAGTGGTACAACTCAATCCTAAACATTGGAGTCGAAAATGATACAGAAAACACTCAAGATAGCGACTCTGATGAGTCTGTGTCTACTAAGTTCCGCAGTTCAAACAAGTGAGCTAGATGATTTAATTGTGACATCGGGAGCCATAGTAAGTCAGATTGATCGCGGCATATTAATTACTGGCGCGGCTTTAGGTTACGCTTATACTGGAACGGGTTTAAGCAGTGGTCAGTTATCAGGCACAGCCTATATTTCTGAAGAGCAAGTTACCGCCTACGGTAATGCTTTAAACGGAATGGTGGCTTATCTACCCTATGGAAGCGCACAAGATTACTTAGATGAACAGGCACAAGACCAATTAGCAGAACTCGAAAATGCCATAGATGAATTTACGGACGTCGTGGTAGATCTTTTGTCCGTAGTTGAAGTTAATGAGATGGCCAAAGCTGCCGATAATCCTGATGACCAGGCGGCGGTTCAAGAGTATGTTGCCGCAAATGACATGTCCATTTCGCAAGAAGATGCTGACGCTTATAACCAAAGTTTAGAGGCAATTGAGACAACAGCTAATACCGCCGCCGCATACATAGCGGTATCCTCAAACCCAGAAGCAGTCGCCTATTTAAACCAAGCAGCCCAGGATGATAATACAAGAATTGAGCAAAACACACTTAGTTATAGCGCCAGCAATCAAGCCGTAACTATTGCCTGGGCATCGGGGAGCGCGGCGTCGTCTATTTATTTAAATGGTACTGGAGACTTTGGTATAGATATCTATATGTCTGACGCCGTTATTTTAGAGGCTGGAGCGCAGTCTGAGCTGTATTTAACTGGACCCACCTACCTGGGCTACATCTGCTTCACCACAGGGCTTGAGTGCGAAGAAACATCAGGGGGTGAAGGATGAGCCTAGAAGATACTGAGCTAACAATAGGCGGTACGTCATTTAAAGGTGTGTACATCGCCATACTTTTAAGTTTAGCGACGACTATCGGTGGTGGAGTCTGGACTGCTAGTAGTCTCTACTCTCGGCTTGAAACGGCTGAATCTAGATATATACCTGACATTCTGCCCTTGGAAGAACGCACTGTAGCGAATAAGCAAGAGCTTTTAGGTGAGATACAGCTTATTAAGCAAGCCCTGGAAGATAATAATGTTAGCCAGCTTCAAGGCAAATTAGCGACGTTAGGTGTAAACCTTGAAACCATCATCGACCAACAACAAACACTATTACTACTTTCCGAAAAGGTTAGTGAATTAGATAAAGAAATTGAAACTACGAGAGCTATTGTTGCAACGGCTCAGATAGTGACTGAAAAAGTGGCGGGATTTGACGCTAAAGTTACGGTGATGAATCGGGAAATTAACGACCTATGGTCTGCTATGGATTTTCTGTCTGAAAACCCTCTTAAATAAAAGGAAGGACAATGGCTACATTTACGTTCCAAAACAGCGACGGACCCTACCCGTTGTTCCCAACAACAATTATACCGACAAGCTTTGAGCTACGTCATAGGCGCACGACCCTCGTCGCAGACTCTCGGTCAATGCGTCGGCAGTCACGGTCCGTTGGTGGTGTACGAATTGAAGGAACATTCCGGTTCCCTCCTCTTCCCACCGTTGCTTACGCTGAGATGATTGCATTTTTTAGGCAACTCGATGGGCGCAGTACAATATTTGCATTACGTATACCAAGCCTACGCTCAGACAACGCAACTGATTCATCACTACGTATTGGTGAGTACTACAACAGGTCATCAACAGACAGCGCGATTGCTAATCAGCTTGTTCAGTATGTCGGGCTGTCAGGTTCAACTGTTGTATCTGATCCCCCTGCGCGGTACAGCGGAACGGTTGCGCTTCGCACACACGCTCAACAATTACCAACACTGCGCTGCTCGTTGGCGACAGACGCCCCAAGCGTTGAATATAGTGATGACGGTTTTGTCCGGGTTTCCCTTGATGTAATAGAGAGGTGGTAAATGAGAACAACAAAAGATTTTTCACTTGAATGGCTGCGTCAAGACGAAGGCTTAGTGCTTCAGCCCTACAAGTGTAGCGCCAACAAAACAAGCATTGGGTATGGTCGTAATTTAGAAGACTGCGGCATTAACCAAGACGAAGCCGAGCTAATGCTAAAAAACGATTTTGATACAGCACGTTTAGACGCTATCAATTATGTGGGCAGTGAAGTTTACGTAACTCTTAGCGAACAACAACAAGCGGTTGTCGTTTGCATGGCGTTCAATCTCGGGCTAACTAGGCTTAATAAATTTGTGAAACTAAAAGAAGCAATTAGGCAACACGACTTTGATGAAGCAAAAATTCAAATGTTGGACTCAAAGTGGTCGGAGCAAGTGGGCGCTAGAAGCCACCGATTAGCTAATTTTATGTTGCAACAATAGGTAATACCTATATACTGTTATGTATGGAAAAAATGACATTTGAACAGTTTATGATGCAACGCGGAGACCTAATGCGATTTCTAATTAGCGTTAAGTTAGCGGCGGCTGTTGGTGATAATGACGCAGTAGTTGATATGGTCAACCGAGCGTTCATCGATCATCTTGAGTACTTAGAAAGTACAGACAATTTGATGTCAGAATTCTTTCTTAGTGAAATGTAGTGGACTACGCTCACTCAGATTATCGTGAATTTTATATTCACACCCCACCACCAAACCAACAAGATAACCATCCTCGGATAATTATGAGGACGCTAGACGGATATGTAGTGTTTGGTAAACAGAAACAAGACGAACTTCGTGCCTTGTTGAATGAAATTGAGTTGGAGAGTAAATGTGGTTGATCAAGTAACACTTTTAGTTGAACTAGAAGAACTTACAGGTGGTCCTTTGGCTACAGCAAGGCTACTGGCGGTTGATTACACAGGTAGTTATGCCAAGTGGAAATCAAAAAGAAAATCACTACCTCGTTATATCAGAAGTAGCATCTTGGCACACATCTCTTTACTTAAAACAAACAATAGTTATATCGAAGAACGCGCTACTATTTAGGAGTTTTTATGAATATTATTATAGCTGTTTTATTCTTTGGGCTTTTTGCTGTTGGTTTATCGGGTGCTTATTTAATTGTTTGTGATAAACAAAAAGCGTGGGAAGAGCGCAACCGCAATCAGTGAGTTTAGTTATTCTGTAAATCTTCAATAGCTATAACGAGTAGAGTTGTTAAGAAAAAAAGGATCATTAAGGTCATTACTTTTGCGGCTCATTGGATTAAGTGAGGCGAGATTTTAGTCAGTTGCCAGAACAAAAACCAATTACTTTCCTGCACTTTGTGTATGCCATAAGTGGATGTAACGACGCCGTTTTATGGTTTAAATTCCTCCACAGATTCCACTATTTGTTTCATTAGATGGACATTGTATCCTTTAAAGTACAACTGGCCAGTCATAGCGTCACCCTTCCCTTCTTCATGCCCCACAAGCCAAGCCACATGCTGTTCGGTCCATCTATCCTCAGTGTTTCCCGCCCAGGTTATAAACGTAACACGGAGGCTGTGAAACGCTAATGCCCTATCATCAACAACAGTTCTTTTAGCTTTTCCAAAGCGTTTGGAGAAATCACTGCCCTTACCCTTCGCAACCCACGATGGATGGGCCTCAGTTACCTCCTTAATGAGTCTATCCGGTATCGGCACTAACCGTATGCCCGCAGGAGTTTTCGCGTCTAAGACGTTTAGACAGACGATTCCTTTGTGTGTCTCTATCTTGCTACTAAATAGTTCACCTTGCCTAACGCCCGTTGAACGAGCCAGGTTTGAAATGAGACCATCATGAGGGTGTTTGTTCAGTGCCATACGCCCAATAATCTCTCGTAACATATCGTCTTCCATAAACTTATAGTGGACTGCGTCGCTCTTGCCGAGATCAATATTTTGGAAGGGATTTCGTATTTGATCGTTGATAAGCTCCCTGTCTTGAGCGTAAAGAAATAGTCCCTTGAGACATGACAAGTAGGTTGACTTAGTACTGTTCGATTTATCAAGGGTGTCAAGCCATCGGATAACCTCGCCTTTTTTAATCGACTCAAGTGACCTGTCGACAGCGTCACCTAAAAACAGATCAACCGACAAAGTATATTTATCAAGGTGCAAATCTGTAATCGTCCCCTTCTTGTGAGGAAGAATAGCCGCTAGTGCTTGTCTAAGTGAATACTCAAATTCTTCGGGAGGCGATTCGTTTTGCGTGACTTTTCGCCAAGCCCAAAACGCTGCTTGATCTTCATGTGAATAATCACTAATAACTGCTGGAGCTTCGCTTTGTGATTCCACGGCGGCATCAGATAACTTGTCAATAAGACCTTCGTTGACAAAGCGGTACGGGTTGGATAAGTCTTCCCCCTTTAAAAGTGCTAATTTTGCGTTATAAACATCGGGAGCTAACTGGCTCTGTGCTAAAGTTTCCCACTCCAAGTTAATAGCGTCACGGCGACGACACGCTGTGAGATAGTCTCGCGTCTCTAGATTTATTTGTATTAAGTCTTGACCTAAAATTTTATGAAGATTTTTAGGAGGTCTACGTATAAACCAGTAGACTTTATATCGTTGTTTGATGTATTTTACGCGCACTTTGAAGCACCTGGTTAGTTTAATAAATAAGTTTACAGTTAAGTTTACAGGTTTTGTGCATCGGAAGGTAGGTAACTAAAGCGTTTGCGGACTAAAGAGTGCTTTTATTTAGGCTCCCTCATCCCCGACCAATCCACACAACTCAGTGTATTCAGGGCCTCTAGCCCTCCCGCCTTATAAATGTTTACAGTTTTGTTTACAGTTTTGTTTACAGATTCCACTAACGTATAGATGCTGTACTTTTGCTATGCGGTAGTAAACAGAGTTAGTCTTCACTGTTAAACCCCCTACCTCGATCTTCTGGTCGATAAATAGCCTCAAAATAACTTTTTAATTCATAATGTCGCACACATTCCTTAGCAAAAGCGTGTGTGTCTACGCCCAATATACCCGCCCACAAATCGACATCAGCCGACGGTATACGGACACGTCCTTGCTCAATTTGCGAAATAAAACTGACATATTTTTGATCGGCTAGTTGTGCAACGTCATGTTGCGTTAGTCCGGCAGCTACCCGCAAACTCTTGACTAACAGGCCCATCTCTTGTCTTTTGGCAGCGTCATGCCGTTGATTCTTAGGTCTCGGATTTTTGTGCACGTTTGGGTTGGTTATCTTATCGATGTCCATTTTGTGTTCCCCCAAGGAAACATTTTTTGTAATAGGTAATGCCTATAGTATAGAACATATCTATAGGCGCAGACAACACAAACCTAATCAAAGGGTATAAGTAAGTGTGAAATGAGTATATGTACATGTAGTTATTTGTTACCTACAAATGAATAAAGTAGTTTACAACCCTGACATAGTGCTTTACTGTATAAAAGTCACCAAAAATGACGAACTGGTGGACAGTACGACCCTCGGTTACCAAGGGGGGGGAGGTAACAAAGTGATTGTTTGTGGTATTTGCTTGTGTGTCATAACAACCAACAACCAACAACAACAATAAACAAGATAGATAGAGGATGCAGTAATGAAAGGGAAAACAAAGCAAGAGTTTTGTTGTGGCCAGGAGCAGACCAGAGAGCAGTACGCTTTTACGGTTTTTCTCACTTGTCCGCAACAAACCGATCAGATGTTGTGGTGGTGCGTCGATTCATGCGTGAATCGGAAAAACTAATTTATGTAGGGGTGATAGGTATGAAAAGTAAAGAACACGTTGAATTCGGGCAAGAGGATTCCACCTGTTGTTGGTGGATGTTGTCGCTGTCAATACTAATGGTAGTAAAATGGGAGTTGTCTAATGAACTCCGACCATGAACTTATTGAAGTCTTGTGGGAACACCGTATGTCAGTCGACGGTGAAGACCATTATAAAAAAACAATCGAAAATAAAACAATCAATGAAACCAAACTTGGTGAACAGCTTTTACAAAAGATCGCTATTTCAGTTGAAGTAGAAATAGACAAACGTCAAAAGTCAGCCAGTAAATCTTTATTCTCAGGTAGATCGGGTAAAAGAGAACATTGGTGTCATTTAATACCTATGGTTAAATCATACGAATCTGCTTTTTGTATAACAGAATCACTGATGTATGAGCTTTCAAAGCCTAACCCACCCACCTATCACCACTTGTGTCTAGCATTGTCTGAGGCTTTTATTCGTGAGATACGTTTCCAAAATTGGCGTAATGCTAATAAGGGTTATGCGTCTTACTTTTTAAAGAAGAACTCAGAAGCGTTAGCGTCTAAAGGTCAGCATCTTCGTTTTGCTCGAAAAATGGAAAAGAAGATTGAGGAATACCTTAACGGTGATGACTACGACCTTGGTCGTCGAGCGCGTCTTTCTTTAGGAGCTTTGTTGTTTGACTGTATCAAAATCGCACAGCCCGATTTGATCGAAGAAAGAAAGCGAATGGCACCTAAAGGGATGTGGAAAGCGTCTGTTATTTATTGGACCGATAGCTTTCTTGATGACATTAGCCGACTACACGCTGTCGCTTCGGTCGCTCAACCAGTTAGGCGGCCCATGTTAGTGCCACCCAGACCTTGGAAGCGTGATGCTGATGGGAAAATAAAAGGTGGTTATTATTTGTTGGAACAAAAGGTTTACCGGACTGATTGGCAGCCTCACGTTTTTGATCCGAGCGACGAGGCTCTCGAAGGACTCAATGTCATTCAACGAACGCCGTGGAGGGTCTGTGACCCTGTGCTACAGTTTTTAAAACGTAATCCAAAATGTGCGCCACAGTACCCACGCTTTAAGCCAAAGAAAATGGCTAAAGAGCAATGGGAAAAGTTAGATGACGAAACAAAAATAACAGTACAGCAACAGTTTAGTGATGATCTAGCGATCTTCACAAGCGATACTAGTAAGGCAATGACCTTTGAGCGTCAGATGCTACAAGCTTGTGAGCTTGAAGATAAAGTGTTCTGGCAACCACACGCATTCGATTTTCGAGGCCGTCTTTATCCGTCAAATCAGATGCTGACAAGCCAAGGTGACCATGTGGCCAAAGGGTTGATACAGTTTGCCAACGGCAAAAGATTAGGTCAAAGCGGTCTAATTGCGTTAAAGCTTCAAGTCGCTAATACCTTTGGTTGGGACAAAGAGCTTTTAGAGGTCCGAATAGCAAACGTCGATGCCATGCTCGATGAGATTATGGAGTTACCTTACTGCGACAACATAGCAAACAAACTCATTGAACAGGCTGATGAGCCTATGTCATTTTATGCGTCGGCGTGGGAGCTATCTAAGTGTTTGTCGTCTGATGATCCAACGCAACACGTTAGCCACACACCAATAGCGGTCGACGGAGTCACTAACGGTTTGCAGTTGCTGTCACTTTTATCAAAGGATTCGGTCGGAGCGGAAAAAACTAATTGTACGGCTTCTCCGGCCAGAAACGACTTGTACATGGAAGTAGCAGTAAAGGTCATAGAAATTATGACTCGCCTCCGTAATGATAAAGACACCGACGCTGAGACGTTAGCGGCCATTGAAGCCTGGTGGCCAAAGATGCAGATACCAAAAAAGGCTCGTGGTATAACCAAACGACCATTGATGACAACAAGCTACGGCGTCACTAAAGAAGGCATTCGGGAGCAACTAGTCAGTGATCGTATGGTTGATGATATTGTTGTTCCTAAGTGCTTTAGTCACCTACGCCCAAAACAGGCTAGACACAAACTGGCCGGCTACATGCGTGATTGGATTGTCGAGGGTCGTGTAGAGGCGGTCAGTCGCTCAGTCATTGTGATGGATTATTTAAAGAAAACAGCAAAAGTCTTAGCGGATAATGGCACACCGTTGCAATGGGTTACTCCTGATGGCTGTGAGATAACACAAAAGTATGTTGTCTTAAAAGATCAAAAAGTCAGGACATTTGACAACTGGATGCGCCGATTACGAACAAGGACGGACAAGCTGTCGCCTTCTAAAAATGCGGGGGCTGCGGCCCCTAATGTTGTACATTCGCTAGATGCGTCGATGTTAAGAATGACGGCTGTAAAGCTTAGTGGTCGCGGTATTACAGACATGGCTTTTGTTCATGACTCGTATGCTGTGCACGCGTGTCATTTAGATGCGTTAAATGTAGTGTTACGGCAAGTCGCTGTAGATATGTTTAAAGGCGATTGGCTCAACGACTCTTTTTTTGAGGGTCTAAACTGGTTGGTTGATGATAAGTTTGTGCTTCCTGAACCGCCACCCCAAGGCACGTTGGATGTCGAGAATGAGATTCCACGCGCCATTTATTTTTTCTCCTAACTACAGGTATTACCTATATGCGTAAATCAATAGATCAGTACAAAGCCGAGCAACAATGTGACGTTGCTATCTTCCATCACGTCGACGGGTGTTACAGCACTATCGGTCGTTTACCCGAAGGCGCAGAAGTCGCATCAGTCTGTTACACCGCCGACGACAAACGCTTAATTGTCAGAGACATTGCACGTCTTTCGGACATGGT